GCGTGGGATGAATACGGCTGTGAACACCCAAGTAACCCTTTATCGTATAAACAATATTTGGAAGCGATAGAAAGTGGAGATTGGTTTGGTTTTCAAAATGGTGATTGCTCTGACATACCTGATGTCATTACTATTATTATCGCAGAAGAAGAGGAGATAGAAGAAGATGAGTTGGACCAAGAGATACTTCGAGATGACGACATCGGAGAAGAAGCAATTCAAGAAGAACTTGAAGACGAGGATAGTACAGAACTCACCGAAGAAGAGATAGCTGCTATAGAAGCAGAAATAAAAGCTGAAGAAGAGCGTCTGATTCAGGAACAGATAGAAGCTGAAGAAGAATTACTTATACTAGAAGAGCTAGAAGATAGTGTAATTATTCTTGAGGATATGTCTGAAGAAGAACTAGAAGAGTTTGTAGATGTCATACAAGAAATAGAAGACACTCTTGAAATCATAGAAATAGTAGAGGAAATAATTGAACTAGATATACCTGATGATATAATCATAGTCATAGAAGAGGAGGTAATAGAAGATGAGCCTATTATTGTGGTGGAAGATACAGAAGTGGCTGAGGAAGTTTTGGTTGAGCCAATACAGGAAGATGTTAAGAAAGAACCTATAGAGCTAACCGAAGAAGAGGTAGTCGAAGAAGTAGCTGAAATTGTAGAAGTTATAGATATACCTATAGTAGAAGAAGATGCTACTGAAGAAGAGATAGCCGAAGTCATAGAGGAATATGTAGAGGAACTAGAGACAGAAGAAGTCATAGAAGTTCTTGAAGAAGTAAATGACGTAGGTGTACAGCAACTAGAAACTGTATCAGAAGAGGTTCAAGAAGTTATACAAGCAGTAGTAGAAGAGGCTATAGAAAATGTTGAAGAGCTTACAGAGGAACAGGTTGAGGTTGTTGCTGAGGTACTACAAGTTGAAACTAAGGATGTTGCTATCGTTGCAGAAGCGATTAAATCAGATGAAGTAATAGCTGAAGCAGTAGAAGAATACGTAGAACGTTCAGTAGAAAATGCAGATGTAGAAAACTATACACTTGCTGACGTAGTAACAGAGGTACAGTTTGAAACATTTATTGAGAATCCTATAGAAGTATTAGTTGATTTTGAAGAAATAGATTTATCTAACATAGGTAATGATATGACCCAAGACCAAAAGGAAAAAGCACAAGAAGTTGTAGTGCCTGTTATTTTGACTAGAATAGCTAGTATGGCAGCTTTTGTATTTAGGAGAAGTTAATGCTAAAGAAATTATGGCAATGGATAGTAGAAGCAATTAAAGAAACGCTTAATTTAAGTTGGACTTTAGTTGGTTTAGTAATTGCAACTTTAACACTTACAGGTTCTGCCCAACAAGTAACAGGTTTAGCTACCGTTATTACATTAGGTATATGGTTACTAACTATTGGATTTAGAAAAGATAAGCCAAATAATAAAGGAGTAAGTAGATAATGGATTGTTGCGGCAATGGTTGTTGTGGTGGTAATTAATGTGTACAGTTAATGTACATAATGACGGTTCATTTGTACAAGTATGTAATTGTAAACACGGAAGTGACATGTGTAATGAAGAGAAAAGGATAATAGAAAATGAAATTACAAGTAATTAGAACACAATTTGGACAAGACGCTACTAATGGTATGTTGTTTGTAGACGGGTTATTTGAATGTTATACACTAGAAGACCAATACCAAGCAGTAAAAGTTATGCATGAGACATGTATACCTGAAGGTACATACAACATAAAGTTCAGAAGAACAGGTGGATTTCATGAGAAGTATAAGAAAAGATACGGCAATGCACACTATGGTATGTTGCATTTACAAGACGTACCTAACTTTACCTACATACTAATACACGCAGGTAATACCGATGAGCATACTTCAGGTTGTCTTATTGTCGGAGAAACTCAACAAGACTTAGACTTAAGTGATGACGGGTTTATAGGACATAGTGGCAAGGCATACACAAAGCTATACAATAAAGTCGCGAAAGATTTGTTACTTGGAAAGTCAGTATCAATAGAGTACACAACTATAACTAAGTTATTAGAGAAGCCATTATCAAATGCATCAACAGATGATGTTGTTTTGTCAAGGACCGTTATGGAAAAACTTGAAGAGATTAATGGGAATGTACTAACAGTAGATGCTAGAATTAAAGGAAGGTTAATAACATAATGTTTGTAAGAAATAAACGTGCAAGAAATCAAGATGGTACATTCAAGAAGGATGTCAGGTGGACACCTTGGTCTGAATCATGGGAGTATAAAATGAGCGAAGACCTTAAAGATATGTTAGAGCGTACAGCTTGGACATTTGTAGAGGCGTTCATCGGTGCTTTGACAGTTGCACCTCTCGTTGGTGTAGAAGCTGAAACATTACAGCTTGCTGCATTAGCAGGTGGTGGTGCAGCATTAGCAGTTATTAAAACATATGCTAAGAAACAAATATCCGGTGGCACTCAGAAAGCGAGTAAGTAAATGCCACATGGTAAAGGTAAAAATTCTTTAGTCGCTAACATACATAGGCGTAAAGTGCAAGGCAAAAGCCGTAGCAAAAAGAATACTACTATAAGCAAGAAAGCTTACAATCAAATGAAACGTGGTTGGAAGTAATGACAATTAATTATAGAGGTGAGAAGTTTGCAGGTTACAACAAACCTAAAGCTACACCTTCGCACAAATCTAAATCACATGCTGTATTAGCTAAGTCAGGTAATAAGGTTAAGTTGATTAGATTTGGGCAGAAAGGCGTTAAGGGTAGTCCTAAAGGTACAAAAAGAAACCAAGCTTTTAGGGCTAGACACGCTGCTAATATCAAGAAAGGTAAGATGTCGGCTGCATATTGGGCAGCTAAGACTAAGTGGTAGAACGTCTAAATTGTAAGACGTGTGGAAAACTATTAGAGATACAAAGACGAATTAAAAAGTGTGTTAATCTAGGTTGTATAGATTACAATAAAATAAAAAGGAGACAACGTGCCAATAACAAAAAAAGGTATGAAGAAAGGTTATAAAGGTGGGAAACGTGGTGGAAAAAAAAGAAGATACTAATATATTTAAAAGCCCATCATCATTAAAACGATGGGCTTTAGACTTATCAGATAGTTGTGGTAGTGTAATAGCTAACAAACCTTATGATATGGAACAAGTTCAAAAACTTATTGATAAGTTTGTTAACGATTACAACGTCAACTTAGAACCTACTACTAAAATTACTAAGACTTAGCTTCTTTCAGTTTATCAATCCATTGACTAGCAATCTTCTTAGTCATCTCTCCTGAATTAACAAGAGCTTTAGCTTCTTGTGCTACTAACTCTGCAGCACCACCTTTATCTATACACTCATTGATAAGTGTGTCCATAAAGTTAGCTTGTGGTTCGCTCATTGGGTCGTTCTCCCATGCACCACTTGGTATGTCTGCCATTTCATCTCCTTCTTTTAATGTAAAGACACTTCCGACTTTTTCTTCTACGGTTTTATCTTCCCATGGTTTCATCTTGCTTCCTTCTTCTTTGTATTTCATTACAAACTTTTCAGCTTCATCTAAGAATTTACCTTGTGTACCTGTGTCCCATGACTCTATGTCCTTGGTTGCACCGCCAATAGTTACTTTGTTATATGCAAATTCATATGTTGTTTTAGCAAACTCTTTGTTCTCATTACACATATTAAACACTAAGTTCTTCATGTTTGTTTGCACTCTAAGTTCTTTCACAGGTTTAGAAGGGACATTCTTCAATGGTGGTTTTTTTTTAGTATCTTGTGTCTTACTCATTTCCTGTTGGGAAGGTCTCTTTTTATTACTACCTTGATACTTCCAATTAGCTAACCCTCTACCAATAGCAGAGGTTTCGCAGTTCTCTACCCATGCGTCTTTGTTAGCAAAGCCACCTTGACCTTGTGTCTCTTGTGCTATACCTGTAGCAACAAGATTGCCATCATCATTATGTATGTATGCTTTAATGGTTACACAACTACCATCATCTGTTATATGTACTACATCTGTTGTAATACTTCCATTTGGATTATCTTTCCAAAAAGCTTTTAATCTATCTTCGACTAATTCATAGTCATCTAAATTGAATTTCATAGTTCCCTTCCTTATTAAAGTTTAACTTATCTTTACACGTTTCATGGTAACGTAGTTAACTTTGTTATAGTTTATGCACATCATGTTCTTACAAATTAGATGACCATGCAAAGTGGTTTTAGTCCACCCGCAACTCGCACATATTGTATCTGATGTACACATGTCTCTTTCATGATAGCAGGTTATTCCAAGTTGACAAGGTATTCAGCAGTAACACCTTTGTCAGGTTTAACAAATAGACAAAACTGTGAAGGTCTACCCATAGATGCTAGCTGTTCTTGTGCAAATGTATTGTAGCTTTCGGTACTACCATTACACCAAAATCTTATATCATTAATGTATTGTGTGTTAGGTGTGTGAAAGTGTCCTGCTACTGCGTAATCAAAGTCTTCCATAAGTCCTTGACTTGCTAATGTTTTCCAACCCTGTATCTTTTTACCAAATCCATACCATGGAAACCCTGCGAATCCACGTACTTGGTCACCATGAAACATAAAAAATCTAGACTTCTTACCTAAATCAGCTACTGTATACCACGCTTTCTCACCTTTTTTGTACGCTAAATGAAACTTTAACCTCGGCTCATTAACAAATATTTGTTTAAGTATGTTACCTAACATAGCATCTGCATTTGTTTCAGGGTGCATATCTCTACGACTTCTACCACCTAATGCACCATGATTACCTATAACCCAATGACACTCTACCTCATCAAAGTGTTGTAACAATCTATTAAAAAATCCATGCAAGATACGTGGTCCATCAACTGTAACCTGTGCGTATAAAGAACTATCTATTAAGTGTGCTTGTCCGGGAAATATTAATTCACCTTCTACTATGTCGCCTAATGCTAAGACAACACACTTCTTAACCGTATGACTAGCACGTTGTATGTCTGCTATATCACATATTTTATCTGCATATCTAAGCACACGTTCCTCTGCAACAGCAGTAGAATACGTTGGTGTAATCTTTGCTAGTTGTATATCGCTTAACAAAGGCACACAAATCTCTTCATGTTTAGTTTTCTTTTTACTCTTGGTGGGTGGTTTCACAGGGCGTAAATCTAATTCTGCTATATTGGTATGTATAGCTTCGTTCATAGCCTCAATCAAATCTAGTTTTTTATCTTTCAACCTATCTATTTGCTTACGTTGTTTCTCAATTATCTTTTTAAGTTCATCAACTTTTTCACTTGTCGCCTCTGCGATTAAATCTACTAACTCGTCTTTACTCTTTTTTGCCATTTGCTTATCGTACTTTCATCTACTTTAGTTCCAAAGTTTTCTCTAAGGATTGTTGTTACTACACTAGGAGATACATCTTTTCCTAATTTGATTTGTTTTACAAGCTCATCTATAAACTCTTTAGCATCATCATTTAATCGTGCATAAAAGGTTTTGTTAAGATTACCAACTGTTGCACGTTCTATTAATTCATTGATATCATGATTGTCCATGTGTTCATGATAGCAGGATATCGCACACGAGGGCGATTTAAAAAAAAATAAAAAACATATCGCCTGTGCGATACGAAAGAAATAAAAAACCCCCTCGCGAAAGAGACCAAAAAAAAAGGTGCAGTATCGTTTGCACGATACCACACCTTCTCATGTAGCTAGACTAAGCGAGACAAGTCTAGCCACTTAGACTTATCTTTTGCGTATAGTCTTAGCAAATTCTTTCGCCTCATCTATGTCTTGTAAGATAACTATGTCATGCTTACGACACAAATCCTCACAATAGTCTCTTAGTTCATCACCATGCACGTAGTTACTACTACCCTCATGAGCATTGTAAGCTACCACTTCCATGTCGCTTACAAGCATACGTGGTTTTGGTTGTGATGCTAACCATAGTATTGCAGGTACATCTACATAGTTTTCACCATATCCATTAGAGCTTATGTACGTATCATCATAGTTCGCAATGGTGCGTTGGTTTTTAGCAAACACTTCAATAACACCTTCAGGCATGTTATTGTTTCTAGCGTAATTTTCGCCAACACCTGCATATCCTACTATTGATGAAGCAGGTAACAATGATATGACTTCCTCAATGTCTTGTGCATTGAAGTGCATACTACCACTACAATCTATGGCTACTGTACCACCTTTTAGACTTTGGCGTTTTCTAGCAAACACATGCTTGTCAGTAACCCACCTGTTAATGTACTTAGGTACTGCACCTACATCACTAGGTCTGTTTCTACGCACACGTAAAGCACCTGCTAAGTCTTTGGTAAGATTACCATTTAGAAATGTAGCATTTGCCCACCTGTGCCTACCTGCACGAACCTGTATATCTTTGTCTGTGCTAGTAAGTTGCTCAACTGCATTATCAATTTGTGTCATGATGTTGTCAGCTTTGTAATGCTTAGGTATAAATCCTTCACCTTCCATGTTCTCAATGGTTTTAGGCACAAGTTTTCCATACTCATCAAAGCTACCTTCACACAAGGATTGATACAACGCAGCAAGTTGCTTTACATACTTGTTGTATTTAGCTAACCCTTTAGGTACAACTGTGTTGTAAGGTAAAACTCTCCATTGATACCTATGAACAACATCAATTACTTGTCGTAGATTGATTAACCTTCTAAGTATCTCTGCATATTCTAATCCACCCATACCTGTGTGTAAAAATTCTAAAACTTCTACACAATGTAATGGTTGTCTTAGTACGCCAATGGAATACTTTACATCTGTATGATGAATTAGTTTCCACAACAACTCAACTTCAGTTTCTGTCCATCTTGAAGTAAGAGGTTTTTCCAAATACTTCCTCTTGATACCGAAGTGTTTGTTGATGTAATAGTCAGTAGTGTCTTTATCACTATTGTCTTGTGCATTTTGCAAACAATCAATCAACGCATCTAAGTATTCAAGAAAGTTATTACTATCCCTATACATAGTAAGAGACAATATTTGTCCTACTTGTTGTATAGGTGTATTCTCATACTGTAACCAAGCATGTACCGATTGCATGATAATGTCTTTGCAAATGTATTCTTTTGCATTTACTTTACGTGGAATACCTCCACGACTTGTGTAATTCCAAGTCCAATTGCCTTGTTCCCTACGCTCTTGCATGTGTTTATCATGTTCTTTCCTACGTTCTTTGTTAGCTAGATTGTACTCAGCACGATACCATCTGTGCATAGCATAAGCACGTTCCAAGTATTCTTTCTGTATCAGCTTTGTTCCTTGAAACTTAGGCAAAGGAAACATTTCTTTGTACATTACATGAGTACGAATTGTCCTAGCATGATTAACTCTAGTTGCATTATCACTTACCTTTGGTACGTTATAATGAGAAATCTTTCTACGAGTTTCCTCATTACGTTTTTGTACTTTGTTAATCAATTGGTTGTAAGGCTCTAAGAACTCTATAAGTTCTTTTATGCTAATGATACTGCAATCACAATGTTCATCACCTAACGTAACTGCCGTAGCTTTCTTACGATTGATACTAGGTTTGTTCTGCCCTAGAGTTACTTGATACTCTTGTTTGTCAAGTATTTCAGGGTATAACATGCCTTGTACTCTGCTTGATTTACTCATCTTTCGCATTTGATTGCTCTAGTGCATCAAGTATGTCATTGTATCTGTCTTGAAATACAACCTTTGCACTATCTTCTTCGCTCATGAACTTAGTCAATCTGTTGAACTCTGCCCATGAACGTATGCTTGTACGCCTATCACTATCTGTAATGAGAGACATGGCTTCACATACATCACGATACTTCTTAGGTATCTTTTTCAATGCAGAAGGGTGTATCTTATCAATGTTAATCTTGATAGGAAACCTATCTGCTAGTGCTTCAGGTAGTGTATCAGGTGTGCCGTTCATGGTTGCTACAACATTAAAGTCCTTCTTAGGTTTAACAAAGTCTTGTTCTCTGTTAGGTAATGTCATACCTGCGAACTCTTTGTCATCTAAGATACTATACAAAAATGTAAGCACATCACTAGATGCGTGGTCAATCTCATTGACAACAAATCTAGCACCCTTCAACCATGCATTTACTGCTGTACCATGTAGCCAAGACATACTACCATTGTCATTTGGTATGAAATGTCCTCGCAATTCCATAGCACTTCCGTCCTCAGTTAGCGTAGTTGATACTACTTCCTGTTTTTCTTTTAAGTTATAGAGTGTTGCTTGGTATGACTTACCTGTACCCGGTACGCCATAGAGTAATACTCTATCTGCATTGCCGATAACTTGTTCGGCTAAATCCCAACATGTTGTTTCACTCACGTTGTTCCTCGCTTTCTTGTTATGTTATTCTTCCTCTGCTTTGTCGAGGTAAGAGTTTATTTCGTTTAGCATTTCCTTAGTAACTTCATCTAAGTCCATGCTGTCATAGTCTGTTGCTAGTGCATAAGCAATAGGTGTGTTAGGTAAGCTCTCAAATGTAGATAATGGTATATCCACTTTGACATTAACTGTCTTTACCTTATCACCTGCACCTGTTTGGTCTAGCAGTACGCACTCCCATATTGTTCTCATATGTACTTCACAAGGCACACCTTCTCTGTGCATGTGTTTCATATACATTTTGAGATATGCAGGGAAACGTCTATCAACATCTACAAAGAATTGTTCTGTGAGTTGTTGATTGTAACTGTTCTCAATCGCTTGGTCGTTGAGAACTTTGAGAACATCTATTGTAATAGCAATACGTTTGCTATCTACCATAGTTAAGTCCTCGCCTTCTACGAACATGTCATCACTAAAGTTAGACATTAGCACCTTCCTTCTGTATTATGTTTTTGTACGCAAGACTTTGTGTATAAGCAATAGGTTGCTTAGTAAGTCTAAACGTAAATTTACTATTACCTTCGTTAGTAGTTTCAATACGCCAACCTTTCTTACGTAAGTCGTGTATCACACCACCATATCTAGTACAACGTAAATCAAATACGAACTCACCATTTGATATAGGTTTGTTCTGCTTACGACTAATCAACAATGCCCATGCAATTAGTTGTGATTTACTTGTAATGTAATCAGGTACTTTCATACCTCTGAATTTCTTAACTAGCTTTTTTGTAGCCATGTTATTCATCTCCTTCGTTATCTTGTTCCATTTCCTCAATGGCTTTAGTCACTTTGTCTGTTATGTCTGTCATTTCTTGTTCTGTCATAGCAAACATAGCTGTATGATGACCTTCCTCAAAAGCTATGATGCTTGTGATTTCAGGTATGTTCATCTTAGTTATGTTCTTAGCACCTTTGTCTGTGCTTTCTGCTATGTCCATAAACATATCCATGTTTGTCATGGTTAAGTTTGCAATACATTGATACAATCTTTCCATGTCGGTTATGTCTGTATCAAAGCCTAGCTTGTCTGCAATTTCTTGTGGTACATCACCTGTATCTAAGTCCTTGTAAAGCTGTCCTAATAAGTCAAACCCTTTAGCAATAGCATCTATATACGCCATTTGTGCAGCAGTTTGACTTACACGTGTGATAGCTTCTTGTAATGAACTAGCATTGACTTTGAAATTCATGTGTGTAAATTTCTTTATGAACATATCTATGTCCATATCTGTCAATTCAGGTATGTTACCTTTTCTGTTGTTGATTACTTTCTCAACATGCAATCCTTGAAAACCAACCATGACCATGTAGTCTTTAGGTGGTTTCTCAGCTATGTATGTCATGCTGTTGAGTTGTTTGCCGACTAGATTTCCCATGTCATCTGTCATTATTCTTCCTCCGTTTCTATGTCTTGCAAATAGTTTTCAATATCGGTTTGCATTTTCTTAGCAACCTCGTCCTCTGCAAGAACTTTGGTTTGTATTACATCTTTACGTGCAATGACTAATCCGTCTATGTCAAAGTCATCATGTTGTATTCCATGTTTCTCAAACACACGTTCGGCTTCTTTATACTTGCCTTCGCTTACCAACTGTGCAATCTTTGCACCCATATCACCAAACGAATTAAGTATGTCTGCTTGAATAAAGTTTCTACCTAGTTCAAGTGCTTTGGTTGTTGCCTCAGCAAATGATTTTGCTTTGATAACAATCTCTTGAACGGGTGGCTCTTTGTAACCAATGGTTATGTGAGCTTGATACTCTTTCAACTTTCTAGGATTTGTAGTGCTTTCGTTTATAGCACCATTTTCTCCTTGTGTGTTGCGTTCTCTCACAACATCACCTCGCTTTCTATCTCTTGTTCTGTTCTACAACAACCACAAATTACTTTACGTTCAAAGTATTCGGGGTAGTCGTTCTTCATTTTTTGAAAACATGAACCACATAATGCGTAGCCACCACTAATTTGTTGCCCTGCATTTGCATCACGTTTCGCCTCATCAATGTCATCTATCGTACAAGATAGATTAATTGGTTGAGTAGCATCAATACTAGAACTACAAGCCATATCACATATCCATAAGTCATCAGGTATATCGCTATCTACTAGCTGTGATATGAACTCAAATCCTAGTTCCTCTGCTTGTTTTTTACTTTGTGCATAGTGCATGTGTGCTTGTATTCTTGCAACTTGCCTATGCTTAATTGGGTTAGGTATTACTAACCACGCCTCATACATCTGTTATTTCCTCTCTAAATGGGGATAGTGCATACATCTTTGGTGTATGCCCACTCATCTTTGCAAACCTGTTGTCATTATCTGCTAGTGATACAATCTTATCTACCATACGAACTGCTTGTTCTTTGGTTACATCTGCATCAAAACGAAACTCAACAACAAGTTCGTTCTCATCAATCTTGTGTCCGTGTTGTACGAACTCATATACTTCAGCACTCATTAAAATGTCCTTTCGTAAATCTTGCTACCTCTACAACAGGGCTGAGTTGTTGATACGAGGTATCACTAAGTAGAGGTAGCTTGAAGCACACACATTGGCTCATTGAGTTACTGTTTTTTACTCTATGCATAGAGCGTATGTACTTCAAGCTACCCACCATGCAGTATGGAGGCACTCCTACCACATAGTGAATAGCCATTTCAGCGACTAGCGAGAGAGTTGCACTAGCCGTAGTATTGTTGTGATGGGTGGTGCTACGAAATATTTATGCGTGTTAGAGTGTAACACCAAGCCATCAATCGTTTATCCGAAAGTGTGATTGTGTTCATTGTCAGCTTCCTGTTGAAACCTATGCCTGATATAATCATCTAGGCAAGTATCACACATGTAACTCTCATTGTCGTTGATAGTTACTTTATGTTTCTCACCTCTGCATAAACACATTATTGTTCCTCCTCGCTACCATAACATTTGCACTCGCTTTGAGTAAATGGTACGTACTTACAACCATTTCTCTTTACACAATGTTTTGCGTTCATGAGTTCTCGCAATATATATTGTCGTTTCTTTCGTTCTCTCATCTCTTGTGAGTTGTATAGTTCTCTTGCATTTTGTGTTACCTCAACAAATGAACCATCACCTAATTCAATCCAACCTTTGTGAAATCTTTCAAGCATAGCATCACTATCAATCACACGACCACTAGGTTGCATTTGTAATTCCTTATCATCTAGCAAGTTAGTCTCTAACTCATTTAAGTTATCAAAGCCATCACGTTTGCATTGATAACATATCAAGTCTCTAGCTCTTGTGTTAGAACTACAAAACTTACATGACTTAGGAAACCTTTGGTAGTTATCTACTGCTCTCGGATTTGAGAAGTCCATACCTCTCATACCTAAGTAAGGCTTACTAGATGTCTTATAACTCTTACCCATATACTCTCCTTCCTACTATGAATAATCGTGAAAGCTAAAAAGAAAAAACTTTTTGGCTACCCCAAAGCTACCACCACTTTTCTACAGTAGTGTTTTTTCAGCTAATTAAATTAAAGCGATAGAAATTCATAGATTTCTTTTCGCACTAAGTTTCTTTATCGCTTGATAACCACAGGTACGACACGCCATGCAGTAGTGTATGTGAGACTTAACATTACTATGCATGTACAACTTGTACATCTCATCTTGTCTGCACATATCACATATGATTTTATGTTCTCCTGTGTCTATATCTTTTACTCCCATTTGTTTATACCTCCTACTATGTATATGAAATAAAGAAATTGGTAGAACTTTGAATTTACTATCTTTAAGTCATAGGGGTGTTTTTTCAGATTAATAATATATAAATAACTATTTAGTTTTTAGTCGTGGGCGTGCATGGTACATTATCCAACTCTGAGATTTTCGGATTATGTTTTGTATTTCTATTGAGACACGATATAAAAAGAAAAGGGGGGATATACCCCCCTAATCTTAGCGTGTAATTACTTCGGAAATTCTAGCTTTTTGGAATAACAAATCCCAAAGGGGATTAGATTTGCACCATGAGTAGAACTCTCCAACTGCAATTACTTCTGCTTCTCGGTTATCGTTAGCGTTAATATTAAATTTCTTGCTAAACAAAAAGGGTGAGTTACGAAACCCACCCTTAATGATAACGATATAGCTATTCATCTAAGAATTCGCTCATCATAGCTGATTTACCAACTATGTTGAGTAATGCTTTCGGAACCGTACCATTTTTGTTCATGGTAACGTCCTTAGATGATAGTAATTCTATCAAGTCGAAACACTTTGTGACATTATCAAGTGCTTGAAATTGTGTGAATTTCTTAATAGCACCTTTAGTGTCTTGTGTATCTAAGATAAATGCCGTGTATCTACGTAATCCCTCAGGATTTTGTTGAGTTACATTAGCAGATTTAAGGAAAAACACATATAGTGAAGTTCCTGCGATTTTTTGTGCAGATTTAAAAGCACCATAGTCACTACTACGTTTGCCTTTACCTTTTGCAATTGGTGTATCTTTGCCTTTAGACATGATAACAACCTTTCTAACACGCTAGTTACTTTAAACTAACTATAACAATGCGTATCAAAGCGTGATTTATGGGGTTGTCAAGTGAGTTGCTTATGTGTTATGGAAGGTTAGGGGGAAGTCGCAAGGAACTTGACAAGTTAGAAATTATGCTATCCTTCACGCATCTATATATCTCATCAACGAAGTTGAACACAATACGATAACATATCAACATACGATACACTTTGCAACGATACTCGACAAGGGAACACAAACATAAGACAAAGCAGTACAAACAATGTTAATCAAGGGGGGGTATATTCCAAACAAAGACACATAGAGACAACACAACACATTGAGTACAACAAATAATGTAATACAAAACATAGTACGTAAAACCTATACCTTTGCACCGCACGTATATCACGGACACGGTAAAGTTGGGGTTTAACAAGGGGTGGCACTTCTTATGTAACGT